TAAAGAAGTTAATTCTAAACTATTAAAAGGTGGTGTACTAATATTTTCAGATATTATACTAACTGAACAATGTAATCATGATGAAATACAAGAAGTATATGATCGTGTTGGAATAACAAATTTAGAAACACATTACAGTTATGTTAAATTTGGTGCTGATAATGGATTAAAATATGTAAATTCATTAGAATACAAAACTAGTATGCTACACCATTACAAAAATATTAGAGATGTTGTCGATAAAACAAATGAAAATAAAAAAATAATAGAAGGTTTGGACAGTTGGATTAAACATATTGAACTAAACAATATTACAACTAAATTATTTATTTATATAAAAACATAATTTACATAATTATTTAAATAATAATTATAAAAGATTTGAAACTTCATCATATATTTTACCAACAGATGTTAATTCAGTTCTTTAAATACCTCTCGAGATTTATCTATTTATAATATTGCTTTTATATTTACATTTAGGGTTGTTATTTCTTCACTCATTATTTTAATATTTTATTTATTTAATGACTAACAAATCTAAAAAAAAAAATAATAATTATAATAAATCAAAAAAAAAATCTATTAAAGGTGGTTCTACAAGTAATATATCTTCACCATTTCAGGAAGAAATGAATGATTTTGATCAAAGAGAACTAAAATTAACAGATGACTATTTTAAAGATAACCAACGCAGTTCTTATTTATTTATTGTATTTGGATTATTTATTGGGGCAGTGTTAACTAAATTTAATGTATTATCATAATTTTATTTGTATAATAATAATAATGAAGTTAGCTAATATTATATCAGTGTTTCCATTATTATATTTTGGAATTAGTTTTGTTTCAATTATTATTAAATATGTAACAAAAGTTAATATCGTTAGAAATGCCATTCATTTATATGGATTACTATTATCTACATTTACAGCAGCCTTTATGAAATTATTTGTATCTTATCCATTATGGTTTCATGAATATACTAAAAGACCATTAGATGCAAGAGATTGTGATTATTTTTCAAGTAATGGGTTTAAAGGTGGTGATCCAGGGTTTCCATCTGGACATATGACATCTACTTCATACGTTGTAATGTACAATATATTATATTTACTTCAAAAAAAAACTTTTTTCTATATACCAATTATTTCATTAAATATAGTATTGGTAATAATAATGGGCTGGGCACGTATTATTAAAAAATGTCATAATTTTGTTCAAGTTATTGGTGGAATTATTCTTGGAAGCATAATGGCATATTACTTTTATAATATTAAAATTGATTTAAGTTGATTTCTCATTTATTAAATAATGAGATCATATTATGATTATGACACCTATAATATATATGATTCTTTTGAAGATACAGTCAATGTGAAAGAATATGATAGGGATGAATCTAAATACAAACCTAATGATATGTCTTTAGGTAATATTTCATCTATAGTTGAAGATAATTTAATGAATTTATCCATATCTTTCAAAGATTTTAAAGACAAAGATGAGTATACACAAGATCTGTATAATTTTTTAATATATAGTATTGAACATTTTAATAAATATTATAGAATTACAATAGATGAATCGAATACATCTATGCTAAGTATTTTGTTAGCAAATATTACAATCACACATAATGAGTGTTACAAACACTACATAGATTTATATGTTGATAATATTAAATCACCTAATAACAATGAAATAAAGGTGATTTATTTAAATATAATTAGTCACAATAATGTAGAATGTTTTAACTATTTTAACATGTATTATCCAATATCAAGTATTATATGCGATTCAGAAATTGATATTTCACACTATTACACAAACCTAAAGTATAATGTTGTAAATCATAGTATGGAATCATCAAAGTATATTTCTGAATATATTATTAAAAATTGTAGTATAAATGTCATTAATCATCTGTATGTTCATATATTTTTGAACATTAATATCAAAACAGATTATTACATATTAACACATAAAATTCAACAAGAATTAGAAAATGAACATTCCGTGTTTGAAAAAACTAAAATGACAAAATATAGTATATCTAAATATATATTAGTCCTTATACAAAATTCAGGCTATTCAAAAAAATACGATAAACTCATATCTATTATAATACATAAATTAAATGATATCACTATTTATAATTATTATATACAAAATGCTTTAAACAATACTAATTTTTACGCAATTAAAGATTTATTTGAACAACGATCATTGATTGTATCTAAATTTGATTACATAGCTATATTGAATAAATTATTTGAGATATGTTCCGAAAAAATATATAATAAAGAATGTATTGTCAAAAAAAATGAAATGTATATTAATAAATTATGGGGTTATTTGTTACCATATATTGAACAATATTGTATCATTGATTTGAAAACATATTTTGATGATAAAGATTTGAATCAATTAGTAACTATTACGAACGCAAAACAAATACTAAAAAAAATAGGTAAATATATTGAGTGTTGGAATATTCAAGATAAATCTAATTTTACACCTATAATGGATTGTATTCGATATGGAACATATGATACTGTTAAATACATGATTGTGAATTATGATATAGATTTATTAGTCGAATCATATGATGATCTGAATATATTATCATGTGCGTTATTTAATTCCGATATCAGAATATTAAAATACATTACCCATATTATTAATAGTAATGAGGTTTTAAAGTATTATATAACACAACATACACAATCAGACTATCTTAGTATAATTCATAATAGCAAACATACATTAAAAAAAATAGATATAATAAAATCAATATTTGATTATCTTGATATAGATTATATATATAATATATATTTTCATAAAATAGATATTATGATACCTTTAATACAAAAATACAATTATAAACTAAACATGAATAGTGTCCTCTTCAATAAATTGACACCAAACTATAATTGTCAATCATTTAACAAAATCAAAATAATACTAGATAATATAAATTATGAACTATCACAATACTATAATGTTATTGAGTTTATATCTAGTTTAGGATGTATAAATTTAGTATTAAAATCATTCAATTATATATTTACCCATTTTAATATAAAAAAAACAATAATGTATGACTCATATTATATCATTTTTGAGTCTTACAAGAAAATGATGGAAAATAAATGTACACATTGTAAGAATATTTGTAAACACACACGATTCAAAGATTATATATCGTATTTACGAACACATATTTTAATACAAGGTCCTTCTTATAATTATTATATTAATAGGTATATTGTAGATGAATTTGTGTTCATTAAAGATTTGTATTTAAATGGTATATATCCAAAAGATAATTTATATTATACTAAATTGACAAATATTTCGAGTTTTTCATTAATTAAACTATGTAATATAAATAAACGAATAAATACAACAGTAACAAACTGGAATTTAGTGATTTGTGTATTAAAAGAATATGTGCGAAAACGTTACAAAAAAATAAAAGAAAAACATATGACTAAACAATATAATGTTAATAATCAATTAACATATAGACCAAATATATTTAATCAAACCATATTTAAATCATTAAATCCTAAACATATAGAACCAAATGATTGTTTTAAACCATTACATGAAACACACTTGTATTTAACACAAAAAGCGGATGGATTATCTAAAAAAGGATTGTACACTATATTTCCAAAAATAGATTATAATGATGTCAGTATTGATATGGAATTAATAGAATATGAATTTGTACAACTCGAAAATATGTGCTATTTTTACAATTATAAAAATAATCCATACGATTTTATAATGTTTTTACGAAAAAAACATCCAAATATAAATCATATAGAATATCCAACATTAAATCTTAATAATTATCAAACAGTAATAAATGATTATATCAAACATGAATCTAAACAACTTTCTAAATTTAAAGAATTATATACAAAACGAAAAAAATGGTGGCCAAAATATATATTCAAGATTGACAAAATGTCACATTCTAATTACTTAATATTATTAAACTATATTAGTAATACTAATATTGAATGTATTAAAAATGATGGATGGATTCTAATAGATAATGACTATAATGATTTAATTAAACTTAAACCATACAAACAACTTACTATAGATTTGATTTATATAAATAATAATTTATATGACAATGATCAGTATATTTATAAATGGAATAACACAATTCAGGATTTAAAACCTAACAAAATTTACCGTTGTTATTATGATACTATTAATAAGTGTTGGAATCCTACTGAATTGCGAATTGATAAATTTAAACCAAACTCAAGAAAGTTGTGTAACTATATTCAAAAATGTCATATGTATCCATGGTCAATAGTTGATACATTAGAAATGATACCATATTATCAAAAAAGTGTTTGTGATATACATAATATTAATAGGAAAAATAGATTTGATAACGATATATCGTTTACACACCATATTGTTGGTACTAACATTTTAGATTTAGGATGTGGATTTTCTAAAAAGTATATTGGTATTGATATTGATCCAAAAGCATATAAACAAAACCATTACACATGCGATTTATCAAGGTTTGATGACACATTTCACACTATTAAAAATATATACCATTATTTCAAAAATATCAGTGATTTCAAAAAAACATATAGTAAAACACAATTTGATACAGTGTTAAGTATTAATAGTATACATTATTTTCTAAATAATGTTTTTATAACAACACTTAATAATTATTCTAAAAAAGGTACTAATTCTTAAACAGCGACTTGTTTTTATCATTATTGTATGGGAAAAACTATATTTCACACAATAGTAGTTTTGTAAGAATACATACATATAATACATTAGAAAAAACACTATTTGAACCAGAATTATATCTAAAAATATATTATGAATGGTGTCATAATAAACCCATTATTGAAAAAGTATATTCAAAAGATGAATTAGAAACCATATTCAACAAATATGGATGGCATATTGAAACATATCATAATAGTTCTATAAATAGTGGATATTTATCTGATTGGGATTTATATTTCAAATGTTTTTCGGTATTAGTGTTTGTAAAAGATTAAAATATATTTAGTTACTACCCAATTTATTACATTTACCACTAAATGGTACAAATGTATTATCTTTTGATTCTTATATATTTTTTTTACTACTTTTATTTAATGATGTATCAATACTTGTTATTATTTTTTTTTTTTTTATTGGTTTTACTAATGGTTCAAGGTCTATTTCGAGTTCTTCAATTTCATCAATAGATACATGTTTTTCTGGTTTACATTCTATTATTTTAAATTCAATCGTCTTTGTTTTATAAATTAAATGAATCGATGAATTTTCCGATATTACATTGAATAAATTCTTGAGATGCGTTTCTAAATATATTTTTTTATTTTCGATTGAATAAAAATCTTCATCAAGGGCTTTAATCTTAATATATGATGCTTTTGGTAGCTCATTTTTCAATATAGTTATATCCACGATGTCATTTTCAGTTATATTTAAACTGTAAAATAGATTGTCTGGGATATATAGTTCATCGATATATTCTTTGAATTCTAATACACCAAAATAAATATCTTTAATTTTAATAGTTACTGGATAACATATATTTTCATATTTTGATAATTCATACAATATGTATTTGGGACATATTATTTTATTACCATTATTGTTATAGTTATGTTTAGGATTTTGGTCATTATTAAAAATAAATGGTAATGCTTTAATAGATAGTTCTATATCATTATCATTATTTACTAAAGATGTATTCAGATTTTGTTGAATAGTATCAAATTTAGACATTTAATATACTAATATATAAAATCTTAGTCTTAAATTATTTATCAAATTTTTTAATATCTTTAACACCTTCCCAATGCTTTCTATTATCAATATATTCTTGCTGTAATCCACCCCATTTCTTTTTTTTGAAATTGACATGTCTATGAACATCTGGTTTTTTCTCTTGATATCTTCGACGCACTTCTTCTTCAATTGCTATCAAACGTTTTTCTTCTTGAACAACAACTTCATCAGTTCTCTTTCTACATGTTGCTTTAACTTTAGCAGCTTTGACGGCTGCTTCTACACCAATTAAAGTTGGGTCATCCGCAACAGTTTCTATTTGTACTACATTTGAATCGTATGGAACATTATCATACGTTGCTGATCCGTTATTTATTTTCAACAATTTGTAGTGAATAGCAAAAAAATCCATCCGATAATCAGTAAAATTATTTGTATCTGGGTTTGCTTCATTTCCAGTGTGTCCGATTCCCTTGAATTCTAAATTTAATGTGTGATCAGATTTTGTAAAATTATAAGATCCACTTGGCTGATATTCTTCTGGATTTATAGCAAATGAATATGTGTAAATATATTTTCTTTTTTCATTTTGATTACCACCAGGAACATTACTATGATGATAATACGGTTGAAGTGTTCTAAAATAAGTAGCATCGGTTTCTTTTAATCTATCTTTATTGGAAATTGTTATTTTTAATGTTCTAAAAGTGTCATATGTACCAAACCCTAAATGTTTATTTTCGCTTGATAATGTATAATTAAATACATCATTTGGATTTGTATCACTTCCATCTAATTCATTTAATTTAGGATGAATTGACTCTGTTGCTATTCTTACTCTATTTTTATTTCGTATTACCCAAATTAACTCTTTAACTGGATTATTCAATGATATATTACTTAATTTATTACCTTGTATGTTTTCTTTCATATCTAATACTTCAATCAAATATTCGGATGGAAGATTATTTTTAATTCGGTTTTGTTCTGCTGTATCTAAAAATACATAATTAGTAAAAAATTTGAAATTAGATATAGAAGCGTTATTATAAACTGTTTGTATTGGATTATCACTATTATCTGTAGCTGGTTCAAATAATAATAATTTTTTGACACTATTTAATGTAATATGAACCTTTACAGCATCAGTATTTAATAAAAATATCGGCAATGATAAACCATAATTTCTATTAAAATAAAATTTTAATGGTACATAATATCTTGTTTTTTTTGTTACAATTTGTTTCAGATTTTCAGGATCTTTCAATTCATCTCGTTTTCCAACTAATTGCCATTCTTTTTTATTTGGATCAGTTAATTCATTCCATATATCATACCATAATCCACTATGTTTATCAATAGTTTTACTATCAATTTCTAATTCAACATGATTCAATATAGCATATCCTACAGCATTAACCCAACAACAATAATCTTTATAATTACTAACTACTCCTGGTATATCATTACCATCTGTGTCGGTTGATCTTACTATATTAGTTGGATTTTGTATTTTTTCATCATATGGATTGATTGATAAATCCCCTGGTAAAGAATTAATCGGAGGAGGTAATGTAAATTCAATATACATGTTATTAATCAATGTTCCAGTTTTCTCAATTTTATACAGTGCTGTACTTCCAAAATTAACACCGCCTTTATTTGAATTACTAATTTCAATTGTTTCTAAACCAAAATTAGTATGTCTTTTGTATACCTTTTTAAAAAAAGTAATTTGTGGATTCAAACTTAATATATCATCCCCAGAACTTTGATTTGATGCTAAATTCAATGATCCACCAGCCATATATTTATATTATAATATATTATATTTAAATAATATTTTTTTACTTAAATAATATATATTATAATATAAATATGCCAGTAAATCAAACATTAGGTAGTGCGATTGAATCACCTTCACTATTATTTGTAAATAAACATAAAAGTGATGATATTGATAGTAGAAATTCATTTATAGCATTTAAGGGTATTGGTAATTCTCAAAACACGGAACATTTACAATCTAAAATAGAATCTAATCATGGATTTCAAGGTAACAATAAATCTGGAAAAATTGTATTTAAAGTAAATGATGGTAATGATGATGATGGAAATTTACATACTATATTAACTCTTGGTCCAGCAGATGAAAAAACAAGTGATACTGCCGTTTCAACAACTACCACTGCACAATCTGGTGGAAGTATTACAACTATTAAATTGGCAGATACTGAAACTGTAAATGATGATTATTATATAAATTATTCGATTGAAGTTACAAAAACGGGTGTAACAACCCAAACACGTACTATTATTGGATATGTTGCTAATACTAAAATAGCAACATTAAATACCGAATGGGATAATGTCCCTGATGATACATTTACATACACAATAATTTTACCACTCAATGTTATTAAATTAAATAATTCAGCTGATGGTGGCGATGATGCTTATAAAAATTACACTATTGAAGTTACAAAAACTGGTGTCACAACTCAAAGACGACAAATTATATCGTATGATTCTTCAAGTAAATTTGCTTTTGTTGATACAAATTGGGATAATCAACCAATAGATAATACATATTCATATTCTATTGTTTCTTCTGAAGTAACTATAAATGGTAATTTAAGTGTAAATTCTATAAATTCATCAAGTAATACAACTACTAAAGACACATTAATAAAACTCGCAAATGGTTCTATTGATATCCCAAATAAAGATTTGGGAATAATATTTACGCGTGGCGATGGATCTAATACAAATATTTCTAACAAAGGTTTTATTTGGGACGAAAGTACTGATGAATTTTCATTAATTACATGTAACACTGAAGATGGTACAACACATGGTAATGTTACCATTAATGGTTATGAAAATTTAAAAATAAAAGATTTAGAAACCACCGGTAATACAGTTATAACTGGAACATTAGATGTTACTGGAGACACTTCAGTTTCAACATTTGATTCTTCTGGAGAAACATCACTTGCTACAGGAGGTGGAGCTGTTAATATCGCTTCATCTGGTCATATGACTACAATTGAAGGTACCCTTAATGTAGACCAGGCAGTAACCATGGATAGCACACTTAATATGACTGGTTTCTTGGTTGATGCTGATGGAGATACAGTTACTAAATCTATTAATAACAGTAATGGTGGTATTATCAATGCTGGAGCTATTGCTGGGGCTACTGATATTGATGGAAGTGGAGATTTAACCATGGGAACAATTACTATGGATGGATTTAGTGTTGCAACCAATGGAGATACAGTTACTAAATCTATTAACAACAGTAATGGTGGTATTATCAATGCTGGAGCTATTGGTGGAGCTACTAGTATTGATGGTAGTGGAGATTTAACCATGGGAACAATTACTATGACTGGTTTCTTGGTTGATGCTGATGGAGATACAGTTACTAAATCTATTAATAACAGTAATGGTGGTATTATCAATGCTGGAGCTATTGGTGGAGCTACTAGTATTGATGGTAGTGGAGATTTAACCATGGGAACAATTACTATGGATGGATTTAGTGTTGCAACCAATGGAGATACAGTTACTAAATCTATTAATAACAGTAATGGTGGTATTATCAATGCTGGAGCTATTGGTGGAGCTACTAGTATTGATGGTAGTGGAGATTTAACCATGGGAACAATTACTATGGATGG